GCCCTACGGTAACTGGAATCTAATCAGGGCGGCGGCGATGCACGCGATCTTTTTCCGGTTCCTCGTCACGCCGGACACTGACGACTCCGCAAACGGGAGTGTTCCATTTTGTTCCCAGGCCGTGGCCCGTGCGTGCCGGGCCGGCGGCGTCGATCCCGTGCCAAACCTAGCCGACCGACTCACCGAGCCGGGCGACTTGGCCCGGTCGGCATTTTTCGAGTACCGATTCACGCTGGGGTCTAATCCGAGCGAAAAAAAACAAGACAACCCGAAGCCGCCGGGCATCTTTCGGCGACTTTGCAAGTGGGCCGCTGAGTGGCCGAGGATCGGAGATTGTGACAGCGATGGCGGATGCGGAGCGGTTGAATCAGATCAAAAAGGGAGTGTGGCTTGCCAGGCAGTTTCGCCGAACCGGCGTTGATTCGCCGCGAGCCAAACAAGTTTCGCGTGAAATTATGGCGGGTGTAACAACACGAGAATGGATCGAGGCCGAGGCGGCACTTGACCGGGAGGAAGGGCGATTATGAGCGGTGGACAAGACAAAGTGTGCGGACAGACTCAGGTAGGCATGGCAGAGTCAATGATCGACGAGGTGCGTGAGCATATCGAGTCGCAAAGAGAAAAACTCGGCATCATGACTACCGATCGGGACTATTACCGTGGACTCGCCGAAAGGTATCGGATTCAACTTACGGCGGTAAGCGAATCGCAAATCGGGGCGTGGAACCGAGGGTTCATGTATGGTGCGGCAGCCGGAGCAGTTTTGACTGTCGTGTTTCGGTTTTTGTTGTTTGTCATAGTGGGGTAGAGCAGTCCGGTAGCTCGCGTGGCTCATAACCACGAGGTCGCGGGATCGAAGCCCGCCCCCACCACTCAAATTGGTAACGAGGCTTTTACAAGGAGAGAATTCGATGCGAGAAGCGATTCGAGAGAGACAAGGCAGGGCAGTTGTCCGGCAGCTTTGGCAAGCGGCGTTAGCCTTCGCGGCGGCGGCCGTGGTCATGTGGTACGCGGCCTCGACCGTTCGAGGTGCGGAGGCCGACCAGCAATCGACTCTGATTGCCTTCCACGCGACGTGGTGCGGGCCGTGCCGACAAATGGAACCGGTTGTGGACCAGCTCGGCCGCGACGGCTACGTCGTCCAGCGAGTGGACATCGACCGCGACGGACAGCTTGCGGCGAAGTTTGGCGTCGAAGCCGTTCCAACGTTCATTGTTGTGGAACGCGGCATCGAGGTGGATCGGGTCACCGGAACCGCCAGTATCGAGCGTCTGAAATTGAAGCTGCGGAAGGAAAAGCCGGACGCCCAGCCGAAAGAATCTTTTCGAGAGAAGCTGAAGTCGCGCGGAAATGCGAAGTCAAAGCCTAGCGAAAAGCCAAAAGCCGAGCGGCAGCCGTCACCCGCGTGGCGCTACGAAAACCCAGTAGGCCACCGTGCGGCTGTCGTTCGCATTTACTGCAAAGACACCGAGCGTGTAAGCTCGATCGGTTCCGGCACCCTGGTACGCTGGGGCGCAAAGAGGATCGTGGTATTGACCGCAAACCACGTCATCAAGGACGCCAAGAGTATTATGATCGAGTTGGCCAATAAAAAGACCTACTGGGCCAGTGTGTTGAAGGTTGACGCGACATGGGACTGTGCCGTGCTGGAGATTGCCGGCTTGCCTGTAGGCGTCGAGGCCGTGAATCTTGAACTTGGCGATCCAGCGATGCAAGTGGAAGGCAATCGGCTGGAATCGTGCGGCTATGGCCCTGATGGCAAGTTGGCGGCCAATAGTGGTCTGTTTCTCGGCTACAAGCGATCGAGCGATACGCCCAACGGCCCGGACGATTGGTTCGAGATTTCCGGCTACGCCAGGCAGGGCGACTCGGGAGGAGGAGTATTCAATTCCAAAGGAAACTTGGTCGGCGTACTCTGGGGGACAAACGGTGAAGTGGTGGTCGGCGTCCAAGCCGGTCGCATCCATGTTTTGCTGGACTCGGCTTTGTCACCGAATCAGCAATCATATCGGGCGATTTGGAGAGACGCGGCAACTGGGCGTGAGTTTGGTTTTGTTTCAGACCCGTACTTGTGCCCTACACTTGCTAAAGATGCTGGTCATGATTCACCGACTTCCCCGATTCCTCTAGCCAAGCCTAGTGAGCCGGTAGCCCCGAGCCACTATACGCCCCTGCAATTTATGCAGCGAAACCCGACGCAGCCCAAGCCTATGATGCCTATCGAAGACTTGCCCGCGTACAACAGCGGCCAGTGTGGGCCAAGTGGTTGTGGACCTGGAGTTGCGTGCCCGACTCCTGGACCGGCTACGGAAACGATGGACGAAACCGCTGCTGGCGCGAAGAAGCCGATTCTTCCGTGGCGGGGTGATACCCAAGCCCGCGACGACTCTCAGGACGCACGGATTGACGCCCTGATTCGTCTGGGCGAGCAGAAGGCCCGCGAACCCGCCGTACAGCCGCCCGAGCGTGGCGTAGTGGTCGAGGTTGGCCCGCCCGCGAAGAAAGAGCCGTCGCCGATCGGCGTGGTGCTTTGCCTGTTGGCCGCCGTGGTCGCCGGGTTTATGTTTTTCTACGGCATCCAAAAGAAATAACCTACAAGGTAAGAAATTTCTTTTTCGCTTTCCAAATTGAGATAACCATTTAGGTAAGGAAATTTGCAATGAATGAACTTTTGGTATGGCAGTACATTGGCATTTTCTTCGCGGCACTCGCTGCCGTTACGCTGTTTTTGTACGGCTGGGGACGCCGGGAGGAACGCCGCGAGAAAGCGGGCGAGCTGGCCGTCACGATGAATGAATGGGGATTCGAGCACCTCGCCAAGCTGCTTCGAGCCTATTCAATCGGCAACTATCTCGGAAAAGGCTCTGTGACTCGCACGGTGCATGAGATCATTGACGAACTGAAGGCCGATGGCGGCCTGCGGGCGATGCTCAAAAAGATCGGGTGGAAGGTCGTTGAAGGCGTTTTCCTAAAAAATGCAGACGACCGGACGCGATTGCAAACGCTCCTGACGGCATCGACCACCATCGCCCAAGCGACCGGCGTAACGCCGCCCGCTCCGACGTTGTAACCTGAGTCCATGTCGTGGTCGGCGAGCGGTGAATGGAATCATCGCACGCCGGCCATTATTCGGTTTGCGGAGGTACGTAGTGGCCATGCTTGCGGAACTTGCAGCACTACCTCAGACCGTTGACGCTCTTGCGGCGGCCAAGCCGGCAATCCAGGCCGGGCACCACGCAGACCTCGACGGGCGGCTTTCGAGGATCATCGCAATGGTTGTTGCGGAACACGCGGCGGAAAGAGAAAGAGCCGGAGAAACATGGCCCCAGCAAAAATAGACGACGATGGCCGCGTGTCAGTGGCACTGGACGAGCACACAAAAGCCATCGCCGAGGCAGCCGCACGCGAGGCCGTCCGCGAACACATGGCGACGTGCCCCATTATGAGCGAATTCCGCACGATGCACGCGGACTTTTACGGCCCACCCGGCGAGAAGGGCGAGCATCCGGGGATGATGGGCGATGTGCAATCATTGAAGGAGTGGCGTGGAACGGTGACAGGCCATCTTGTGCGTTTATGGGCGGCGGCAGTGGTGATAACCGGGGCACTCATTGGGCCGCTCTGGGCATGGGCCAACATAAAACAATAAATCCTCGTGGAACGGATGAACTAGATGGCTACAAGAACTTGGAAATCATCGCCGACGAATGGAGTTCTTACGCTCAACACAAATTGGGAGGAGAATGTTGCGCCGGAAGTTGAAGACAGCATAGTCATTGTTTCAGCCTCGCCCAATCCATCATCTGGCACGTTGTCGTGTGTGAATTGTACGATTCAGACTGGTGGAATTGTTTCTGGAACTTGTGACATCACACTGAGTGGAAATCTTACCAATGACAGCGGCGGCATTGTTGCTTCGGCTTCCAGCGTTGTGTTTCGAGTTGCGGGCACCATCACCAATAATGGGGCGATGCGGTCGGGAACATATTACGGTGCTGCTGGAGCGGATTGCACCATCATTAGCACAGGCACAAACACGCTTGGTGGTGCCATAGTTCACGGTGAGATTCGGATGCGGACTACCGGTAGCACGGTGTTTGCGTTGAACTATGGAATGCCATCGGCGACAAAGGGTTTTACTTATGATAACGGCGGGAACTATTTATTCCTGAAATCTGCCGACGCCGTGGCCGGAAACATCCTTTTAGGCAAAATTATCGACGGGGTGACTGGCACTTACTCGCCTGACTTCCCGGCTGTTGGCAACGTCACCACTACCGACACAGTGAACGGATCGGCAGGCACGCTTGATATGAGTCTGTATGGACTCCTGACCGACTACACAGACCCAGGGAAGGCAAACGTGGTTGTTGGGAGCGATTACACCTATGCCGGGGTGAGTCAGACGGCGGAACATCCGACGGCAGCCACAACAGAAGCCGCGAAATACGCAACGGACCAGGGCTTAGTTTTAGCCGCAGCGGCAAGTATCAAGGACGACGCGACGATTTTAGGCCAGCCTGGAACCTATGATTTTGCGGCGGCCATTGCAGCGGCAGTAAGTGCCCAATCGGTGCAAGATGCTCAGGCGGTTGAAGACAAAAAGGACAGCATCCTCGCCACAGAAACCATCCTGACTGTCACGGGAACTTACATCCCTGATGCAAATGCCTACAGCGACCCAGGCACCGCAAACGTGCTGGATGGTGTAACGTATCTTTACGCGGAATTGACAAAGAGGGGCACGTTGATTGCGTCCGGCGACCCACGCGGCCCGCTCTACTGTCTGCAATCTGATACCGGAATTTTGCTCTTGGAAGGGGCATAAATGGCAAACATCGAACGAATGCAACCCGCAATAGAGACTGTTGGCATCCAGCAGATTAGCGATTCTCTGCCTCTCGCCCAGCGAATGCGGCGACGGCAAAACTACAAGCTATCCTACAGACCGACGATTGACGACGCATCGAATTGGTCCACATCGACGCAATACACTCTATCAAACGACACGACGCTAGTGCGCTCTTCGTTGGCCAACCCGCAAACAAGTGTTCGAGTCACAAAAAACAACGGCATTTCGACGGTTTGCCAACCAACGCATGTTTTCGCTGCTCCCGTCGATCTGACTAACAAACTGGTACGAATCCGCTGGTACATGGGCGGAACCATCTCAACTACAACGAAAATCCAGCTATTTCTAATCAGCGGGGCGGGGAGCAATTACGGCTATCACCTGCCGATGGTCGCCTCAGGTGCCGCAACAAATCATGGGCCTGGTTGGTTTGAGATTTTCACGACCACGAATCAATTCTACGCAACCGCTGGAACCTTTGATATTTCAGCGATCACAAGCATCATGTTCAAAATAACGTATTCATCAAACGCGGCGACCGATGAATATGTGGTGATTGATGATATTTCATTCTTTGATCCACCGACCGCGCCTGCACGCCTATTTATCGCGTTCGACGATGGAAAAGCAAACCATTTGTATGCTGCCAGATACCTAGCCGCCAAAGGATTGCGTGCGAATTTCTTCATCATTCCACAGCGATGCGAGTTGGAAACTTCCGGCTATCTCACACTTGCCGAAGCCAAAGAAATTCAGGCGATGGGGCATTTGATCTGTAATCATTCGTGGTCGCACGCTTACTGGATTACTGCCGGATTCACAGAGCAGCAAAAACGGGATGAGGTTTACCGCGCGGCGGATTATCTCACAAGGAATGGAATGGGGCGCGGCGCTTTGATTTTCGGGCATCCAGGCGGGGCGGGTCAATGCAATCAGTCGGCAGATAATTTCTTTCTCGACAAGCTCGACTTGATGCGGCTGGGTGGCTCTTACGGAAGTGCCTATGATGGCATCGGGCCAAACTACACGTATTTGCCGACCAGCGGCACTGCCGACAATTTTACCAGCGGCGAGGCCATGCTTAACGCATTAAGCATCACCGCGAAAATGGACACCGTGCAGGTCTATCACGAAGGCGATGCAACCGGCGTAGAGGCGTACATTGACGCGGTGGCCGCAGCCCATCATGCGGGTACGATTCGGTGCGCGACTCTTGACGAACTCGTTTACTCTGAGGTCTAACCATGAGCCGTGAACTTTCCATTCGACATTCCGATGCGAGACACGTCTATTTTGTTTTGCGGAAGAAAAATCAGGCCGTGATTGTCTCGACGCATCTGCTGGGCGATTATCTGGACGCGAATTGGGCAACCTACGCGATCACCGGGACCGAAGTCAATTCGACTCAGTCAACGGTTGTCTACACCGGCGACGTACCAAGCGGCTTGGCCAAGGGGTGCTACACCGTCGAGGCGTATGAGCGAATCGGGACCACCGCAGCCATCACCGACTACTATCTCGGCTCCGCAACCGTCGAATGGAGTGGTACTGCGGAAATGACCCTATCGTCGTTCACCGAAGTCACTCCCGAGTCGGTATCGACCGCCATCGAAGCAATTCAAGACGGACTTGCCACCGAGGCCAAGCAGGACGCGGCCAAGCTGGTGCTGGATGAGGTTGCCGTGAATGCGGCAGAGACGTTGGCGACGGCCCTCGATGCGTCAGGCGTCCGGAGTGCTATCGGAATGGCAGAAGCTAATCTCGATACGCAGCTTAATGGAATTGCGTCAGATGCGGCAGCAGCGGCAGACAATGCCGGCACGGGGGCAAGAGTCGTCACGATTGAGATCACCGACGGCACGAACCCACTGGAAAGTGCCCTCGTGAGAATGGCCAACGGAACCGAAAGCTACGTTAGGCTAACTAACGCCTCAGGGATAGCCTTGTTCAGCTTGGACGATGCGACGTGGGTGGTTTCCATCACAAAGGCAGGCTATTCATTTACGCCCACCACGCTGGCAATTTCGGCGGATACCTCTCACGCTTATGCCGTGACTGCCGTTGCAATTCCCGCGAGCGACGCTAGTTTTATTACCGGCTACCTCTATTGCTATGACAAAACTGGCATCGTGGAATCTAACGTTGCCATCCACTGCAAAATAGTATCATCTAAGGGCATTGGAAGCGTCTACGACACAACCGATAGAATCGTAATGAGCGATGGCACAGGACTCGCCACAATCACCAACATGGTGCCGGGGGCAACGTATCAGATTGGGCGGGGAACATCCGGGCGGCGAAGCGTAGTTATTCCGTCCACAGCAACAAGTCCCTACCAACTGCCCGATATTTTAGGAACAGACGCATAGGAGAATCAAAAATGACAAGCCCCTACCAATACCGAAGCGACCCCAGCGGGATATGGTACAAAGTCACGCCAAGCGACACAGAAGACTTGCCAAACGGCCCATGCCGAATGCTTTACATCGGCACGGCCGGAAGCGTGGCACTTTTGGGAGCGGGAATGGACGCTCCCAGTACGCCGCCTGCCGCTTTCGTCTTGGCGGTCGGCATTCACAACTTGGCTTGCCGAAGAGTCTACTCTACCGGAATTGTGACAGCCGATAATATTTGGGCCCTGTATTAATCGACACCTCTCACTACTTTTTTCAACACTTTCATGGAGTCTATTTTCATGGCGGATGCACGAACCAACGAACTTATTGCGGCAGTTGATAACCTACTCGCCTCGTGGCGGACGTGGCGGGACGATGCTCAGATTCGAGATATGACCGACGAATTGACCGATTCGATTACCGGCTGCCTCGTGTTGTGGGACTCGGGAACCGTGCCCGGCGACTTGCGGCGACTGTTGCCGATCCTGACCGAATTGAAAGAACAGTGGAATCTATGGGTCGCCAAGCATGACGCGGCACCAATTCAACACCCCATTCCCGGCCGTGGGTTTTGGTCAGTCCTCGAGCAGATTGAACTCGCTCAGGTTTCCGTTAAAAAGCCGAAGCAATTCACGATCGAGCCGATTGCGAAGCTGGACGCAATGCAACCCGCTCCGTCCGATGGCCAAATCTGCCGAATGTACGGATTCACCAGCGACGGCACCCCCAGCGGCGATCCTATCCTTTCAATGCTCCAGGAGGAACGAGCGAATCCCGGCCATCATACCGGCCCCGGAACCGGATGGATGCCGCCACACGCCCGACGGCAACAGGCCGCCGAAGCCAAGCAGCAAGAGGCTATCGAGCGGATGCAACGGGCCGCACGGTCGAAAGTCGCCGCCGTGACCGAGCCAGCCAAAGAAACCGTTGACCAGCTCATCGAGCTTGGCGTTTGCGGCAAGCAGATCTGCAAAATGAAGAAGTTCACGAAGGCCGACCTTGCGGCCTACTGCCAAGAGCATCGATTGACCGAGCCGCAATGGGAGCCGACGGACGCCAATACCGTCAAGGGAGACTTTGACCGCGAATTGCCAGAACACGTCCCAATGAGCGGGCCAGGCGACACAGCACCGGCGACGCCGACCGACATCGACCGCACGTTGACCATCGAACAGCAGATCATCCAGCAGCACCAGGCAGGCTTCACCCCGAGCGACATTGCCGACCTCTTGACCGAGGCCGACGTCATCGTGACGGCCCAGAAAGTCGGCAAGGTCATTGCACGTTGGCGGGCAGACCCTACGGCGTTTAACACTGCGGACGTGGCCTAACGTGAGGTGTGCCAGTGGACGAACCAAAAGCGAAAGGCAAATACGATAGAACTTACCGCCTATCAATGTGTGAGCAAAAGAAAGTCGGCTTTTTGGCGGCTTTCGCCCAATGCGGAACTGTGACACACGCCGCAAAGGCGGCAAAAATCCACGCTTCCACCCATACGCAATGGCTGAAAACCGATCCCGAATATCGAAAGAGGTTTTTGGGGGCAAGGCGGGAATCCAACGAAGTCCTTGAGCGAGAGGCACGCCGGCGAGCAATTGAAGGCACGATGCGGCTGAAGTATCACGGCGACAAGCCGGTCATCGATCCGCGAACCGGCGAGCCATACTTAGAGTTGGTATATTCCGACTTACTTTTGATTTTCCTTTTGAAAGGTTCGATGCCGCAAAAATACCGCGAGCGGCACGAAACAAAACTGACCGTCCAGAACGCTCCAAACATCGCGGGAGCGGACGCACTCGAAGCAGCACGCCGAGCGTACAACGCCGTTTATGGGACCGAGACAAACGCCGTAACAGAAGCAATAGGCAATGGTGGCATCCGCAATAACTGACGACCAATTGCGAACGATCCTTGAGGGCCGAGCTAACGCTTGGGCAACGTGGCACCCCCGTCCCGATTGCCCGGCGGAGTTCGACCAGCAAACCGCATTCATCAAGGCGAGAGATGCAATGTCGATTGCCCTCGGAGGCAACGCATCGGGCAAAACTGCGGCAGCCGGGAAGAAGTGTGCCGACTTTGTAATGACAACACCTCCGCCCCGCGTCGATACGCCGTTTTGGATTGTCGCCGGCAGCTACGAACAGGTTTGTTCCGTTTGTTGGTCTGAAAAGCTATCGGGGGCGGGTTTCCTTCCCGAGTGGGTTGTGGACCGTGACCGCATCGTTTGGTTGAAGCCTAATTTGAACTGGCCGATGAAGGTGCCCTTGCGAAAATGGCCCAACGGAAATAACTGGTTGCTTGAATTCAAGTCGATCGAACAAGGCCGCGAGGCAATGCAGGCCCGGTCGATCGGCGGCGTGTGGCTTTCGGAACAATTCCCGTTCGAGGTTTTCCTTGAGATTCTTCGCGGTTGCCGAGATTATATGTTCCCCGGCGGCCAGTTTGCGGAGTTCACCCCCATCGACCCGGACTTATGCGTCGCCATCGAGAAAATCATGGACAAGACGCCGCCGGGATGGAAATTCTATCGACTGAACACGGAAAAAAACCGGAAGAATCTTGCGGCAGACTGGTACGATCAATTCTTCGCCGCCGTGCCCGAGGAAATGATTGCAACCCGCAAAACCGGAGCATTGGCGACATTCGAGGGCGTTATCTACCAGACGTTCAACCCAGCCGTTCACATCGTTGACGACGACAGCCGGGCGTGGTTGCCGGGAATGCTCCATCATCGAGCTTTCGACTGGGGTGCGTCCGTCGAGCACCCAATGGCCGGCGTATGGGGCTGTTGCGATGGCATGGGCGACTGGCTCATCTATGACGAGTATTGGGACACAGCCCAAGACAAAATCACGCAGGACCACGCCGCCGACATTTTGGCCCGGTCAATCGCATGGGGGTGGCCGGAGCCTGCCTGGTTTCGGAAGCCGCACCCGAGCCTCGAAAACTACGCTCAAATCGTCCGAGACAAAGCAAAGGAGCTTTGCCCGCGTGGATTACCCGAGCGACGGCCAGCCACCTATGGCGACAGTTTTGCCGACCCGAGCCGGCCGGGCGAGCTTGCCGCATTCAACCGCTGGGGTATATCAACATGGGGAGCGTCAAACGACGTGTTGAAAGGCATCGACCTTGTGCGGTCGAGATTGAAGCCCAGCATGGCCACTGGCAGGCCAAGGCTCTTGATTCACCGTCGATGCACCCACTTGATTGAGGAAATGCGGAAGTACCGATGGCTAAAAAACAACAACAAGTGGGGGCATGGAGCAGCGGCAAGGGTGGCACCATTGAAGAAGGACGACGACACTTGCGACTGCCTTCGCTATCTCCTTATGTCCGTCGAAGCCACGAAGGGCATACAGCCATCATCGACACACTCGCAGGCAGTCGGGCAGCATCGACTTGACGTTCAGCTTTCGAGGCCAGGCAACAGTTCGCGGCACTTGGCCCCGATCGAGGCCGCGGCGTCGGGATTTTTCAGAAGGTAAACAACACGAAAGGGCGATGAGATGAGTGTGAAAG